TCTTTAAAGTCTGGTTTTTTAGCAGTGCCTGATAATTCCTTAATAGCAACCAGTATCTCATCTAATTTATTATATAGACTACCGCCAACAGAAACTGAAGTTGCAGTTAAAACATTCGCGTCTGCTGATGCTTTATTATCAGCAGCTTGCAGTCCTATCTTTTCAAACGCAGAACTGAACATTTTCGTAGGATTAAATGATGCCATGTATAGTTATTACCTTATTTTTTTCATAAAAATGGAGTGTCGAATAACAACACTCCATTCGTATCTTATATATCTGTTAAATATTACCCCATTTTAGGCATCTTCATAGAAGGCGCTTTAAACGAGGACATATTTGGGGCCTTGGGCATCTGCGGAGTCTTGTAAGCTGACTTTTGGGATTCCGCATGTTCTTGTTGGTCCATTTGTTGTTTGTTCTTAGATTTTATATGCTCCTGAAGGTTTTTAACATAGTACCAGTATTCGTAGTAAAACATTTCCTCAACTTCAGATGGTTGCATTCTAAGATGTACGCCCAGATAGAACTTAGTCTTAAAGTAGTTCTCCAGCGAGATCTGAAATAATGAAAAGACTTTTGATGCCACCTGGGAAATCAAGAGGGGCTTTCGCGATCTCCCCGTCGAATTCCATTTCTAGTGAAGTAGCAACTCCAATTTTCATTCTTTCTGCAAGTCTATAAATAATCATAAACTTCTTTTCATCCCATCCTTTGTACTCAACCTCTAATTGAAAAATCTTAGTTAAAGAAAGTTCTTGATAGTTTGGTTGGATATAAGGTAATACCTGAACAAACGCTTTATCAAATTCAACGTCTTTTTCTTGACGATCTTTAAGATAAGTAGTAATCTTTTGCATTGATCCAATTGAAGGTGGACGCATGCGAATTGTACCTGCTGATCTAGTTTGAATAACATAAGTTCTTTCTCTAGCATCGTAATACTTTTCTATTTCATCTGGCACATTAGTTGGAACTAAATACTTTGTAGTTAATTCAATATCTACAGATCTTTTAGTCTTTTCAGTTTTACCTTTAAGTACTAATTTATTCTCAGGTTCTGGGAAAGTTAAATCTCTAATACTTAATAAGATTACAATTCTATCTTCTTCTAGAAGATCTCTGTAAGTCATTCTTTCTGTCTGAGATGTTAATTGCGTACAAGACTCAACGATTGCGTTAAGCTTATCTTCCATATCGATGTAGTTATTTTCATCCATGGTTGAGAAGTGTCTAATCTCTTTAGCTCGTGCTGATCTAATTTTGATTACACAATCTGCTGGGTAAAATTTACCACTTGATGGTAATGTAGCTTGGTCTAGTGACATCCACCCTAAAATAGAATCTGATGACTCTGCTTTTTGTGGACTAAAACTAGTCATGTTTACACTGCCTAAGCCTTTTTGTTCGATTAATTCTTCTACAGCTTCTACATCTTCAATGTTACTTGTTGATGCAGCGCCTCGAGCAGCTTGCTCGCGTGCATCTAATGCATCTAGTGCTGCCAGCTCTTCTGCTGACATTTGGTTTTGATCTGACATATTAATTTGATTTTGGTTTTAAATTTTTAAGATTATGTTGTATATACGATTTTTGCTCAATTGTTTTACTTAAAAGCTCCTTCTGTATTAATTCTCTAATAAAAGCACTGACCGATACTGGCCTTGCTTCGCTTTCTAACGCTGCGTTTAGAATCACCCTATTTATTTGACTAACTTCGGTTTCTGTTAATAAAACCTGAAGTTTTTTGGTGAGCTTTGTGTTCTCCATATTATTTTATTATATTGATATTATATTATGTTTATTTTGTTAAAAAAAAGAAAGAACCGAAGTCCTTTCTTTATTATAGTGTAAATTATTAATTAGTTTAATTCTTCAGACCACACATCCGCTCTCCAGCTAATTTCTAATGATGCTGGCTCTGGTGATTCGTAAGATAATTCAGATGTGAATCCGATACCCGACGTGATGAAACAATCATCAAGTGTTACCTTTCTGTAAATGTCTCCTTCTCTGTTAAATTGTACGATTACAATTGTACCAACATAATTCTTTTTAAGACCCATTTGGCCAGTCTCAGGATTGTACTGAGCTCTGTACCATTGTCTTAATGATTTATATAAGTACGCTTGATTTGCGTCGTTTAGGTTTAACGAAAAGTTAACTGTAACATCAACTGTTGTTTCACCAATCATACCTGCGTATGATCTAGATGCAAATTTATATTTCTGAGTTACTGCATCAACTCCCTTGTGAAGACCGTCAAGTCCACCAATTGAATTAATGTGTTGTAAAAATAACTCTTGTCCTGCAACACCTGCTGGAGGTAATATTGTCACCTCGAATAGGTTTGCTTGAACAGGCTCAAAGTTTCTTCCCTTTTTGCTTGTTTGATCTTCTGAATAATGTGGTAAAGCCATATCTTTATATTTATTTTATATTTATTTTATATATCTTATTTTCTTATGCAAAGTTTCCTGTTGCAATTTCTCCTGTGTTCAAGATTGTTACTCTAGATACTAAGATTTCAAGACCTTTAACTGGTTCAACGTACGTATCTAAGATACCCATGTTGTTATCAATAACATCGTTAGTGTTGTTAGTACCATCCATGATGTTTCTGTAATCAAATACACCACCATCTTTCTTTATAGATTCCATAAAGTTATCTGCTAAAGTTTTAATCTCTAATCTTGTTTGAGCACTGTTAAATTCAAATAAGTAGTTCTTTAAGATTTCTGCTAAACCATCTTCAATATAGATCATCGCTTCTCTTACGTGAGCAGAAGATAATGCTGATTGAATTGATTGTTGTGCGGTCTTGTTACCTTTGATAGTTAAACCAACTCCTCTTTCGAAAACAATTGGGTTAATTCCAAATGGCTCAAGTATATCTCTATCATTCTTATCGAATGCAAATTCAACTGATTGTACGTTAGTACCGCCAACAACTCCTCTTCTAGGACCCGCAACGATTGACCAAGGTAATGAGTCAGTGTATTTATCGATATAGTTGTTAGATACGTAAGCTGCAGGTGGTATAACCTTAGTTCTTCCGTTTTCAATTACATTAAGCCCAGGACCGTAGTAGAATCCGAAGTTTGCACCTTCGTTTAGACTTGGTAATGTGTATAATGCAGTTGGGTTAAGTGTTAAGTTTCCACCAGTTGCAATATAGTTTGTGCTAAATGATCCAGTTAATTCATTTTTAAATGAAGGATTAGTTGAATCTTTTAACTCATGTACCATTGGTGCATTCAAGATAGCTGAAGCATTTTGTCTTTCTTTACAAAGTAGTGTTATTTCTTCTTTGTTAAGAATTCCACCGTTTTCTAAAGATGCAAAAGTATCAACTACATATCTGAAAGAAATTGCGTCTTTATCTACTAGTGTATTAGATAAGCCATTACCTGGTCTTAACATTGCTAATAAAGCAGACTTAGATTTTTCATTTACAACAGAACCAGAAATTGGGAACATTGTATAAGTTGAAGTTGCATCTTCATATCTCTTAAGAGCGTAAGTTGGCTCAGTAGTTAAGTTTCTATGTGTAATAAATCTGTATGTATAAGTTTTAGTACTTGCTCCTACATCTTCAGTAGTAGCTAATTTTTGAATCTGTAAGATTCTAGCTAATTTACCTGTAACTGCATCTGGCATATACATACCCACTACAATATTAGTATTAAATACAGGTGCTGCTAAATTAGAAGCAACTGTTTTTGACCATGTAGATTTACCAACACCTTCTGGTGTAAATGTCCATCCAACAGGAACTAATTCAACTCTGTCATTTTCATTAATAGTATAGACAGGGATTGTTGCTGTTAATGCTCTTTGGTAAGTTAATATACTTGTTACTAATGCACTTGAAGAATCATACTCAGTAGAGAAACCTTCAGCACTTGTAATTACTGTTTTACCTGCAACATCTGTTATTGAAATTATTTTAGCATATTCACCAGCATTAGCGCTCTTTAAGAAAGCGTTAGCAACTAGATCGTTTTGTACAATAGTTGAAAGTGGAGTATCGATTACTAAATCACCACTTGCGTTAAGTGATACTGCAGCTCCAATAGTAGTATTGATTACTGCGGGAGTGCCAACTACTTCAAAAGATTCATAATAATTAGCTGCATTTTTAGTAATATCAAATAATGTATCAACTGTAATTTTAGCATTAAGACCATCTTGAGCAATTCCAGTGATTATAGAATATTCACCAGCAACTGTTGATGCTAAGAAACTACCAACTACTATGTTTGATGGTGTTGCCGCAATATATGGAGATGTTGGAACAGATACGTTAACTGTTTCACCTATGATTACTAATTCATTATTAGTAACTTCTATGGTTTTTCCACCTGCTACAGCACCGGAAGTGATTGTAGTATCTGTAACAGCAACTCCTTGCTCAATATTATGAGATAATAATTGATAATCTTGGTAGATATCAAAACCTTCACCAATAAGATCAATTGCTCCTAGTGCGTCTTCATTAACTGCACAGAATAAACCTGTTCTTCTTGCTTCTAAGTTAATTAAAGTTTCAATATAAAGTTGTCTTCCTTCGTTATCCATAAATTCTGGAATTAAAGAACCACTATATTGTGCAATCAAACTAACTTCTCTTAAGTTCGTAAATGCAGTTAATTGAGATTTGATTAAACCTTTGCTATCAAAATATTCACCGTATACT